CCCCTACCAAAATAATTTCCGTCTGTCAATAGCCCCTGCATCCGATAGGCCCGAACTATCACAAACGGAAAAGCGATAGGAATAAAATTTTGATTTATTTTCGTCATAACTATTGCACGTCCTAAAAATGCGCGTATAATTTCAATCATCGAAAGGGCAAAAACAAACCCCCCGCCGATAACTTCCACTTAACTTTAAAGGTAACTATCATGGAAATCGTAAGCAAGCTGACTCTGAAAACCATTGGCGCGCAACCGAAGCCGCATAGCGTAAAAGAAAATACCGCGCTGGCTTCCATCTATGGCCGCGTTCGCGGTAAGAAAGTTGGTCAATCCACCTTTGGCGACTTCATCAAGTTTGAAGGTGAATTTGAAGGCGTGAATATCGCCACTGGTGAAGTGTTCCGTTCCGGCGCGCTGATTCTGCCGAAGGTACTGGAAAGCCTGCTTGCCGGTGCCGTGGATGGTGAAAACACGGTTGATTTTGCGGTTGAAATTTGGGCCAAGCCTTCCGAAAAGGGCAACACTGGTTATGAATACGGTGTCAAGCCGCTGATTGAACCCGCCGCATCGGATGAACTGGCCGCGCTTCGCAATCAGGTTAAGGCCGCGCTGCCTGCCCCTGCCGCTGCCGGTGAAGCCGCTGGCGAAGCCAAGCCCGCCGCCAAGGCCAAGGCCAAGGCCGAAGCCTAAACAGCGCACCACGGCCCCGGCTGATACCAGCGCGGGGCCATTCTTTACCCTTCAAATTCAAAGGTAACAAACATGGAAAAGCAAACCGAAAATACCCGCCCTGAATGCCCGAAGGCATTTTATTTTGTGTCCATTCCCGGCGACTTTGGGCAAGCCCCTTTTGCGTCATCGCTTATGTATGGTAGCAGCGCGCTTGCCGCTGTTTATCAAGTCAAAGGCGCTATCCGTGTAGTAAGCGAACATTTTGATTTGCGGTTTGCTGATAACGGTTTTACGCCTGCCGGGGTTACGCAAGCTGAATGGCTTGGCAAGCTGATTACTGAAACTTTCGGTTTTCGCTTGGAACTGTTTCTCTAAACCAGTTTTTTATTTCTTGAATTTGAAGGCCGCATGATTCCCTTGCGGCCTTTTCTTTTGCGTATGCTTCCACCAAATCCCGCCACGTTATAAACGGATAAACAGGCGCGGCGCATTCAGTTAGCAGGCTTGACGGCGGAACCAAATAAACCGTTTCAATTTTCGGGGCTGTTGTTGAACAAGCCGCGAACATCGGCAGGCATAGGACTATCAAGAATTTGTTTAGTTTCATCGCTTACCCTTCCCAATCCGCTAATTGTTCGGCTAAGTTTGCCGCTGATAATTGTCTGGCCTTCCTGAATTGCCGCGATTGCTTTCGCATCGCTTGCGCGTACTGATTGAAGGGTTTCCACCGCCTTGGCGTTTGCGGTCGCCTTTTCTTCAATGGCTTTAATTTCATTTTGAAGCCCCGTTATTTTTTTAGCCGCTAAAATTGAATACCCAAAGTTAGCAAGCATTAAAAGCGCAACCGTAATAGCGGCCACGCTTTTCAGGTTAGACAAAACCCATTTAATCATTGAAGGTACGCCCCGGCTTGTCATTGTCGGAATCTATCGGCCCCGGCTGATTGATAGGGCCAATCTTGCTTTGCACAAATTGCGAGAAAACCGCCTTGACAAAATCCGCGCCCATCCATCCAGACATACCCGCCGCCATGCCTAGCCAGTGCGGCGACAAATCCATAGCCGCCCCGCCTAGCGTTACCATCAAGCCCACAAACGCGGCGCTTACCGCTTCAACCGCAAATTCAAGTTTAGAAAAGCGTTTCATGGCAAGCGCCCTTTTCGAGTAATTGACAATACCGCCAAGCGTAGCCACCAGCGGAAAAATTAGGTACTTCCACCATTCGTCATTTTCCATCATGCCAAAGCCTTAGCCGCTGCCCCTGCCGCTTTACCGGCTGGAATCATTTTCATGGCGGCGCTGTTAATTTCGTCTTGAAAAAGGAAGTACAAACCAACAACAACAATTGCCACCGCCGCAATAATCACCACGCCCCGCAAGGCGTAGTTTCCTGCCGCTTCAACCGGGGCGCTTACTGCATCGGTAACAGCGTCATAAGCGGAACCCGCCGCGTTCGCAACGTGTTTATCTACGCGATACCACGGCACGTTTTCTTCTGGCGTTTCTTCACCCCATGAACCACTAGCCCCGCCTGTAAAGTCAGGACTACCCGCCCCCATAGTAAGCCCCGTTAAATCAGGCGCGGTATAGTCGCTGATATTAACGGCGGTCATTTCTTGCGCCCCGGATACCGGCGCGATTCCAGCCGCTGGCGTTACTACCGGGCCGCTATTACCGAAAAGCAATTTGATATTTTCCATAACCTTACCCGGATAAGATTTTGTTTTAGCGCCCCAATTTGCTTGATTTGTTCCGCCGTGATAAGCAAGCAACGCCGTATTAACATCGCCGTATCTATCAAGGTTTTCACGCAAAAGGGCAGCGCCGCCGTAAATGTTTTGAGTGGGGTTATAGGCATCGGTTACGCCTAAACTTCTGGCGGTCGCTGGCATAAGCTGCATTAAACCCATAGCGCCCACGCCAGAAGTGGCGCGGGGGTCGCCAGACGATTCAGTCTGTACAACCCCGGCCACTAGGCGCGGGTCAAGGTTATATTGCGCCGAAGCCGCGCCGATAGTTTCCCACCATTGCAGCGCACCAGCCATTTAAACCCCCGCTTGTGAAGCCAAATAATCATTAAGACTTTCGGCATAGTTATTAAGCTGGCTGGTAATTGAATCGGTCAATTTGCCAGCCAAATCGGCCCCTTGCGCCATTGCCGCCGATACTGCCGGGTTACAACCGCATGAACGGTTACGGTTCGGCAGGGTCAGGGAAGGCGAAGTATAACCAGCCACCGGCAGGGTAACGCTACCGGCTTGCGGCTGGTTATACGTCATATATGGCGGGCCTTCCCAATTGCTTGCCACTTGCGCGGCTGGTCGATTGCGAAGCCATAGCCAGATAAGAATCAGCACCAGCCCGCCGCCCACCCAATAAAGCAATTTCTTTTTGTCCATGATTTACCCCTTAAAAGAATTTGCCGCCGAAATTCAGCAAGCCCAAAGCAAAACCGTAGTCCTGCCCGCGCCGTTCTGTTTTCGCCTGATACTTGGCAATATCGGCTTGTTTGCCGACAATGTATTTTTGCGCGTCAATTTCAGCCAGTGAAGTATTAGCGCGGATATTTTCGGCCTGCAATTGGATATTGCTTTGATACTTGGCGGTATCGGATTGCATACCAGCAAGCGCCGTGCTAGTGGTGCTTTGCAGGTCGCCAAGGTATTTAGACAAATCCACTTGCGCCATGCCAAGCTGCAATTGGCTTTGCGTGCTGTAATGCGCGTTATCAGCGGCAAGCGTTTCAATGTTCAATTGGGTTTCAAGCTGCAAACGACTTGCGTCCATTTGGGCCTGCAATTGTGCATTCTGTGCGGATAGTTGCGTATTGGCTTGCAGGGCAGCAAGCGCCATAGTGTTATCCACCGCGCCGCTTCCGGCCTGCTGATAAACCGGCCCGCTTCCTACCATATATTCACCGCCGCCACCGCTTCCGCCGCCACGGTTTTTAAGTAGCAGAAATGCGGCAAGGCCACCAATAGCCGCCACAATCCACCACTTATATTTAATGAGCCATGCTTTTACCTTTTCCATATTAAGCCCCGTTTGAAATGCGTTTGAACCATTGGCACAAAATGCAATGCTCGCGGCCTAGCCAAAGCAAAGCCGCAAACATTACAGCCAATATAAAAATGGCGGTTTTCATCCTTAGCCCTCTTGAGTGTTAATCAAGGGCTGATTGAATGTTTGCCCCATTTGAATACCCGTACCAATCGCGTGATAGGTTTGTTCGGCTACCGCCCGGTGCGGCCCTTGCAGGAACGGCATAAACTGCCGCGCCTGCTGAATACCAGCAATGCGGCCTTCTACCCGGTAATTCAAAAGCGGCATGGTTTCGGTAGGGGCAGGGCCGGGAATCGGCACCGGCCCCGCGTATGGAAATTGCGGATTAATCAGTGCCATGTTACCCCCCTTAAAAACCGCTGTAATTATTGGTCATGGCAAAACCAGTGCCACCAGTAACAGGCGAAAGCGCCGTTCCTAGCATACTGGAAAAGCCACCGGAACCGGCCTTGATAACGCCAGCGGTATTACTGTTGCGGCTAACCAGCACGGCAAGAATTGCCACGCCAATAATAGCGGTCAAAACGGTAACGATAGGGCCAACAAAATCATTCATGTCATTCACCTTTTAAATGATAGGCGCAAGCGCCGATTTAAGGATATTGGAAAATCCGCTTGTGGCGGATTGAATCACGCCAGCCGTATTACTTCGCTGCGACACGATAACGGCAATAATTGCAACGCCAATAATAGCCGTCACAATCGTTATTAGGGTTTTGCCAAACTCGCCCATTAGCTGCCCCTTAGTTGGTTAGAAATTTGGTCAATAGCGCCACGCTTGCGGATTAGTAGAACAATCATCAGCAAAATCATAAACGCATTAACCGGCTCTTTTATTGGCTTGATACTTGCCGCGAACCCCAAAATAACCGCCGCCAATACCCAATAGCCAAACCCCTTAGCATCTTTTGAAACGTCCTTAATGATGCTAAACAATTCGCCAAGCGTATCGCGGTAAGCGGCTATTGCAAGGATGATTCCAATAACGATTAAACCGAAGGGCATATTAATATCCCTCCGGTTTATCGCGGAACCCGATTACATAAAGCAAGCGCCCGAAAGCGCCGCTATTTGCGGCATACACGACAAAGCCAAATAGAATCATGGCAAGCGCCAAATTGCCGCGCATAATCGTTACCCGATAATGCGCTTAGTGCCAAGGTAGTAAGCCAAGGCAATAAGGGCGATTGTGAAAACAGAAATGCCGAAAATTTTCATGGTAGTTTCCTTATTCGATAATGAAACGGATAATTTGCTGCCAAAGGATAATGGCAACAATGATTAGGCCCACAAATGCAAGCCAGCCGGTTAGCGACATATCAGGGCGGAATGGCTTTTTAGACCATTCCGCCATATCAGTGATTAGCTGCATGGCGGAATGCCCCCTTTATTAAGTGGTGGAAATGGTGCCAGCATTCACCAGTTCGGTGCGGCTGGTGAAGTATTCGTAACCCATCAGCAAACGGGCATTTTGATTGACCGTTTTAGGATTCACGACAAAGCCCACGTTACCATATTGAAGGGTGTAAATAGGCTTATCGCGGTTGTCGCAATAATAAACGCCCTTCGGAAAATCGGTAGCGATACGGCGGCGAGTTTGCGCGGCCCACGTTTTCGGGTCAAGTTTCCGGGTATCCGAAAAGTTAGCCGTGCGCTGGCTAAGGTAGTTAATATCAGTGCCAGCGTTAAAGCTGCCGCCGTTATCAAATACCGCGATTGTGGAAAGGTAGCGATACAGGTTTGCATACTGCACCACAAAATCCACGTTAGGGGTAAGCCCCGCCTGGGCGCTGTTTTCCAGATTGTACAAAGTGGAAAGGTCAATCAGCGGCAGGATATAACCGTTCTGGCCTACCGGCAGTTGGTCAAGGTAAGACTGATAAACGGTGTAAGAAATTTCTTCAAACTCGCAATCAGCCGCGCCCGCGCCCTGATAAATCGCTTCCAGCGGATTAGCGCCCACCGCTGCAAAGGCGGTATTGTTGTTCGCAAATTCCAGTTTCAGGCGCTGCTTACTTTGCGGCACGTTCGCCAAAACCGCCCCGGTCAAATCGGTTTCGGAATAGGCAAGCGGAACCCAATAGTACATGGTCAGTTCGCCAGTAGCGCCCGCCGCAATAGTTGCCGGGGCATCAATGACGTTCATAACATCGCCGTACTTAATGGGCGAATCCGTTACCATGCTGGAAAGGAACGGCGCACCTTGTTTGGCGGTATTCACAAAATGCAAATGCCAGCCGCTGGTTTCAGTGTGGCGCTGGTTGTCCGGGTCATAATAAATGACACGTTGAACAAGGTTAGCCGGGCCGAAGTCAGTAAGGGCCACCGCTTCGGTAGCGTGGTTATTTTTGATAGCCGCCGTTACCTTCACCAAAAAGCCTTTGACAATGCCCACGTTCGCCGGGGTCACGTCAAACACGGAACGGTTAGCCGGATTGAAAGTTTGCGTTTCAACCTGCTGGATAACAGGGTAAGACTGTTGCAGGACAATTTGACGGGCCTGCAAGTTTGCCGCCATAGCCTGCTGATTGCGCAATGCCGCCTGTTGGGCGGGGGTCAGTTGTTGAACCTGTGCCATATTTAATTACTCCGTAGTGACGGCATTTTTGCCGAAGTGGTTACAAACAAGGGTAGCCGCCATTCCTGCAATGGTCAGCATGAGAATGACGATAAGCCAATTAATGGGGTTTTTCAACAATTCCCAATTAACCATTATGCCGGTTCCTGTGCGCGGTTGTTAATTACCTTGGCAGCTAAAGCCAGCACCGCATAACCGGCAAGCGCCATTAAAATTACTGTCACCCAATTGGCGACATTCCAACTAATGATATTTTCAGTCATAGCGTTTTCCTTTACAGGGTTTGCTTTCTTTTCTTGCCAAGGTCGAACCGGGCCAAAACGGCGTCAGCGGTAGGAACCGGTGTCATTATAACGCAATTATTAGCGCCCACGTCATAATAAATTGAATGGAATTTTTTTAATGCTGGCACTGTATTTACAGGCGCTTGCATTAATTTTTCCAAATCCACCGGAACAAAACCTTGCACGGTTTGCCTATCGCGCTGGTCGCCTAATTGGAATATCTGAAAAAAATCCGATTCCGAAATGGCAAAGCGGGTAAGCCATACGGGCCGCTGGCTTAAAATAATCATCGGGATTTTCTTACTCCGGCCTTGAGTAAGTAGCGCCTGAAATGCCGGGTCACGGTTTGGAATCATATACCCTTCATCAACATAAACGCCAATATCGCCCATCGCGTGAATATCCCAAAGCAATTGCGTTACTTCCGCATCATCAACATCAGGGATAGGATGGTAAATATAAAGCCCCGGTTTTTTAGGTCGAAAATTTAAATCTACATGGTGCGCCCCTTCTATCGAATCAATTAAATCATCGCCCTTATGGTTTAGGACAATCCACGCCTTGCGCTTAAAATCCTTTTGGGATAAATGCCAAACGGCGGCGCAAGTTTTCCCGGTGCCGGTTTTACCCAGTACTAGAATACGTTGTCTATCGTTTGGCATTCTTATTGTCATAGCGTGTTACTTACTGGCAATTGTTCAATGTAAGGCGCTGCCGGGTCATGTTCCGTTGGCTTGGCTTCCTGTACCTTTTGGGCCATAGGTTTAGCCGCTTCCTTTTTATCGCGCTTTTCAGACGCTGCCCGCATTTTGTACGCTGCAACGCGGGGGCCATAAATGGAAGCGCAAACGCCAAACAAACCCGCCCATGCCATGATTTTAGGGTCAGGGGTAATATCGTAATGGCTTGCCACTTCCTGCACTGCCCCGGCTAGGGCTTCGGCTTCCTTTTCATCAAGTGCCAGTTCCTCAACCTTTAAGGCGCTGGAAGCCATCAAGTGCAAACTGAAAAGGATTTTTTCAACGCCTAGATTGCCCGGAACCTTTTTCGCGGCGCTGTTTCCGGCTGGTCGCCCACGCTTGGCACCGGTTCCGCTTCCGGCTGGTCGCCCGCGCTTTCGGGGAGTATTTCCACTGTCACCGCTTCCGGCATCGCTTCCACTTCCACCGCTGGCACTGGTGACGGTTCCGGGGTCAATGATTGCGATACCGTCAATACTGTTAGTGCTTCCTGCATCGCCTGCAAATTTGACGCCATCATCATTACTTGATTTTCCAGCCATGATATTTTTTCCTCTTGAGTTTGTACCTGTTCCGAGTGTTCCGCGATTTGTTGCGCGGCGTTTGCTTCAACACTGGCGGCAAGTGTCGCGGCCATTACCGCCGCTTGTTCTGCTGATTGTTCCGCCGCTGCCGCTGCCCCTTCCGCTTTAATGGCGGCTGTTTCCAGTTCGGCAGTTTCAACCGCGCTTTCAATAGCAGCTTCGGCGGCTTCCTGCATTTCCTCTTTAATTTCTTCGGTACTCATTAGGCTACCCCCAAATGCGCAAGGCGGGCAATAAGGGTATCAACGCGGGCCAGCATTTCAGATTCCCGCGCTTCCAGTTCGGCAATGCGCCCTTGCAAATTAACAAGGATAAGCGGGAACATTTCAGGGCTTGGCATGGATTCCAGCATTTCAGCCGAAAGGCCCGCGCTATCAATTTCAGCAATCAATTTTTCTTCATTGGTCATTGGCGTCACCTTCAAAAGTAATACCCGTTAATTCGGGCTGATTGTCCGGCTTTTCTACCGGGGAAATATCAAGCGCCTTTTCAATTACCGAAAGGCGGCTATCAATGGAATCCAGCCGCTGGCCGAAACGGTCAAGCTGGTAATTCAAATTATGGACAAGGGTATTAGCCTTTTCCATCAATTCATCAGGATTAATACCAGCGGCACGGATTGCGCTGGCTACCATCATTTCAAAACCTTTTCCCATCATTTTCAGTCACCTTTCAGGTTAATTGATTTTCGCGGCAGTGATATTAATAATGTAATTACTAAGCGCCGCCCCGCTATTACACAAACTGAATTTTAGCACGTCAAGGCTTGGAACGCCTAACACGTTGCAATAAATCAGTAGTGAAATTGTACCGCCAGCGGTCAGGCTACTGGCAGGGCAGGCGGCGACAAAATCACTACTACCGTATTTAACGCGCAATAAATAATTTCCCGCTGTCACGGTATTATTTTTTACCGTCATGGTAATTTGATAAAGCCCGGATTTACCCGCCGCCAATTGAATGCCAGCGGCTGATTTTGTCAAACCAGTTCCCACGCTATTTACAGTCAGCGCCCCGGACAAATCAAAATCAGTAAGCGCATTGGCTGCAATACTGGCAGGCCCGCCCGTACTGGTCGAATACATTAATGAAATCGCATCGGTTACACCGCCACCGCCGCCACCGCCGCCGCTGGCTTCAATTTCTATTTCATCGCCATAATCAGTAACGGTAATTCCACTGCCTGCCGAAATTCGTTTAACCAAAATTTTGCCCGGTTCGCTGGTAGTGTCTAGCAGGCTTTCACCAGATGACGCGCCGGAATCTTCAACAACAACCGTACCGCCAGCGGGGCCGGGTTCGCCGGGGTTGCCTTTATCGCCTTTAATTCCGCTAGGCCATACGCCAAGCGCAATAGGGAAGTTAATAAAATTCATTGGGAATTTTCCGTCAATAGTGGCGGATACAATGAATTTCATAAGGTTTGTGGATAGCACCGGGTAATAACCTTGCGTACCTGCCCGCGCCGTAATGCGCTGCCCGGTGTCCGGCATGGTCACGGTTACGTCACCCAAAAAATCGCGCAAGTCGATATAAAGGGTTTGAACGCCCGAAATTTTGCCGGTCGCATAGTCAAGTTTCAAATCTACTAAAACTTCCGTACCGGCAATTTCAATAACGGAATTAATCGCCACCGGGCCACCCATAGGGATAGCGCCGTTATAAGTTACCGTGCTGCCGCCGATTTGTTGATTAGCCATTACCAAACCCCTTGCGCAATAGTGAAGTTAAGGAAAAACAAAGGAACCGATTTTTTACCGCTGCCCAAATGACGCGCCACAAATTTAGCACGGCCCGGAACCAGCAAAGGAAAATAGCCTTGCTTACCGGCAGGGCATTTAATCCGCTGGCCTGTTTCTTCAACGTCAATTTCAAACGCGCCGTCATTTTCCGCGTTATCAATATAGATACATTGAACGCCTGTAAAACCTTGCGTATCGGCAAGATAAGTCAAATCATATTTGACATTTTCACCCGCTACCGCGTCAAAGTAGCCGCGCACACTTTGCGGGCCTTCGCCGGAATCGCAACCGTTATAAACAGGCGTTACCGTCATTTGATTGGGATTATTCACATTCATAATTTACACCTTTGAAATAATTCCGCCTTTACCAAGGCAATGCGTTTGACAAGGAATAAACGACATTCCCACCGCTTGATATTCTAACACTACACGCGGCAAACGCCCACGCGGCAGCGCCGGAATAATTGCCCTATATTTAATGGGTAGCGGGTCGCCCCCTTCGGTATAACGCGCCGAACCAATAAACATAACGCCCCCGCGATACGCGAAATAATCTACGGAATCAAATTCATCATCCGCAATTGTTAACGCATCGCCAATTTCACACGCAAACCAGCCCGCGCCATTTCGCAAGATAAAAATAATTTCATCCGGGTTTTCAACGTCCATAAAAGTAGCAGCGCCCGCTACATAATAGGCCGCTTCCGGGTAGCCGATAAATGACGAAAAACTAGCATACGCGCCGGAATCATCCAGAATAAATAAATCATCCTGCCCCGGCCCATCTTGCGGGGTTATCGCTTCCAATTGACGGCGCGGAATTTCTAGCAGCGTGGTTTTATCCAGCCCACCGGACATAGGAAACAGCCCGCAATTATTCGCCACCCATTCATCAATTGCCGCTTTGCTTCCACCCAATGAAAGCGGCAGCGAATAATAAAGCACGTCCAAAACGCTATTATCTTGCAATTGAACAAGCGCGGAAATACCAGCACCGCCAGACGCTATAAAGCAAGCGGCACCGCCGTAGCCGTCAGTTTTATAAACGGCATAATAGGCGCTTGAAAGCGTGGTTGTATAATTGCCTATCGTGATAGTGTTTTCTTTTACTTCATCATCCGCAAAGTAATTATTGGTAATTCGCAACGGCGGGTTAAGCGTGAAAAATTTCCCTGTTAGGAAAATATCAACCGCTATATCTTCAACATAAGGAACCAGCCGCCCCGCTACCGCATTCATTGGGTTAGACGTTTGGCGAACCAATGTAATTGAAGGGTCATAGGCACATGGCGTACCTTCCGGGTTTAAAGCGGTAGTGCGGATAATTACTTTATCCGTTGTCGGATTTGCGGGGCAGCTTGCAGGGTCAGCAATAAATTCAACTGGCACCGATTCCCATACATAGCGCGTCACCTGATAGCCGAAACCATACGCCGCCGCCGCGCCTATGCCCAATGCAGGCACGGGGTAAATAATAGGAATTTCTGGCGGGAGCAACGGGGGCCAATTCGGGTTTGGTTCCGTTACTGGTTTATCAAAAATAAATGACGCAATGCCGCTATTTGAATAAATACCATCGGATTTAATAAGCGGTTCCGTTTGCCCCGGTTCCAATGTTTCAGGGTCAGGCGCTGTATCACTCATTGGCAGCGGATTTACAGGCCGGAAAATTTCAGCCTTATACGCGGTATTAATCGGGCCGATATTATGATAGCCCGTATCTTGCGACATTGTAGGATTACCGCCGTTTGTAATGCTTGCCGCGTTAGGCGTGAAAAGCGGTTCATCATTTGGGTCAATTCCGTAAATGCGCCTATGCACACTTTGCGCACTACTGATATTAGAAATATATTGACCGAAAGGATTAAACGCAAAAGCGCAATTTCCAGCCGGGTTATTTTCAGTGCGCGGGTTATAGGGTAGGCGGTTGCTACTGTCAAAATTGCTAACCTGTGCGCGTAACGCTTGCGGGCCACCGCCCCAATAATTACCGCCCTGATAAATTGAAGGTAGCCAGCGGCTACCCGTTGCGCTGGAATCTTCCGGCACGTTGTCAATATCGAAAACAGCGGCCACCGGAAAAACGCCCAATTTAGGCACGTTGAAATTAGCCATTATTTCACCCCGTAAAATTGGCAGGCTTGCAAAATCAAATCCGCGTAACTTTCAGCGCCGTTATAAACCTTGGCGAATTTAACGCGGGCCGCTTTATCAGTCGCCAGCCTTTCAGGCGTATATTCAGTTAATCCATTTTTCAAAAGAAAACGCCGAAATTCATTTACTTGATACGCTTCATTTTCCATGAAATGCGCAACGCTCAAATTAAATGCGCCGTTCAAATAAAGATTAAATCCCATGATTTGAACCGCGCCCCATGAACTGCAATAAATCATGCGGGCAGTGCCTAAGCTGCATTTATTGGCGGCGCGGATATTTTGAATAATGGAATTATCCCAATCGCCCCGCGCCATGCGTCGCTGATAGTATTCCGGTTCAAAGCGCAACGCTTTTAAATTCCCGTTGCTTTCCACGCGGCTGATAATATCCCAAAGTGTATATTGCATTTTTATGTTCCTTTGATTGTGCGCTTGATAAATTGCACGTTGCCATTTAATTTAAAGCTAGGGGCATCATTCACAAATTCATAAATGCCGCCCTTAGCCACCGTCAAAATCTTTTCACCGCCTATATTTTTGGCTTTTTGTTGCGCTACCTTTTTGGCCTTTAAAGGTTCCATTTCAGGCGGCATTAAAAAACCAATATCACGCGGCACAAGGCTTGCGCCCTTACTCGCAATTTTAACGCAATTATCCCCATCGTAAAGGGCATAAAGTTTTTTACCGGCAATTGCCATTTTATTGCCGGTTGCTTCCAAATCCCACGCGCCAAGCGCGTATTTATCCATTGGTACATTTTCCAAATTGCGGCAGATAATAGAATCAGTGTCGCAATAAAGCGGCCTTTCCGCTTGCGCCAATGCCCGCAATAAAACGGAACGGGCCGCGCCTGTAATGCTGGCGGCTACTGCCACGTTGAAATAATTAAACATTTCAGCAGGACGCCCCCATAAAATATAGTCTAAATGTTCCTGTACTTCGCACCCTTCGCCGTCATAGCCTTCTAAATAAATGCCGCCTTCCGTTATGCACCACTCTTTATAGTTTTCGGGGTTTTGTGCAAACTTCCCATAACTACTATTTAAAATCAGTTTGTAAAAAATGTTATGGAACAAATCGCCCGCCTTTTTGGCGGCGTCGCGCTTGCTAAAAAAATGGTCAATGAATGCTTCAAACGTGGTAGTTTCTACAAAATTTATTGTTCTAATTATCTTGCGCGGTTCAATGGTGCCAGTATCTAGGCCCGCTTTCCATTCATGGATTGACGTATGGAAAACGCCTTCACGCTGGTTAAAGTCTAAGCCTGTTTTTGTTCTAACAGGCACCGCGCCATTATTGACGCCTTCCCATTCGATAAAATAAGTTTCTTCTGTTATTTTATCATCTTCATAAAATTCATCGCTGAAAGGGTGGCGGAAATTTCGCATAGCATGGGGGTACATGCTATTAACATCATAAACTTTTACATCATCTTCAATGATTCCTTTTTCAAACGCTTGGCAGCGCCCGCCAAAATAAAAGGGGCGCATGGCTTCATCAAAGCCTTTGCGCACCGGGTCATAAGGATGGAACTGTTTTAATTCATTCATTGCCGTGCCGCCAATGGTTAAGCGCATACCAAATTCAGCAATGAATAAAGAAACCATTTTATGCAGGGTTACACAATCGCCTTTCAGGTAATGCAGAATTTCCGCTTTATACTGTTCGCGTGTTTCCCGTTCCATCTTGGAATAATCAATTTCAATCTTTTCATCGCTGGCAGCAAGCGGCACCGGCAGGATTGCATAACTATCACGGAATTTATGGATACCGTGTTCAACTTCCAAAATACGGCCATTAACTATTTTCAATTTCCCGCGAAAGTATTTCATGAGAAAAAGAAAATCAAACTTGCCGCCATTGTGCGCGTATATGACGTGGGGTTCTTCCACGGTATCAAGCCAGTAAATAAACTGTTCTACGCAATCATCGCCCCAATAGTCTTTATAAATTTCGCCATTATAAAAACCCCATGAAAACGGTTTAGGGATTCGGTCATGCTTGAAAGGGTCAGTTTCAAAGTCAAAGGCGGCAATTTTATATTCCACCTTTTTACGGGAACGGCGCGGCATATCTTAAACCCCCTTGCTGCCATAGCCGCGTTTTTGACGGCGCTTGTATTTCTTTTTAGCCGCTTGGCTAAATTGCATTTCAGGCAATACAATACGGTTACGGTTATACGCCTTGGCTTCGGGGCCGCTGATACGTTGAAAGCCTACCGACTTAACTAAATCGGCTTCATCTTCTACTTTTAATTTTCCGGCCACCGCATCAATAATAATGTCATACGTCATAAATTTATTGAACGCTTCATCAAATGACGTATAGGTGCGGCGGGAATAGTTACCGTTAAAAGTGAAATAGATTTGTTCGCCCGGTTGTAATTGAAAACCAGCGGCCTTTAATTCAGTAAGCCACTGTTCCATATTTTCAAACTTAATAGGCAATTCCCGTTGCGTGATATAAACGGGCTTGCCTTCCGGGGTAGTCTTGCGGTAGCGGCGCACCACTTCACCGCGTTTGGTTACGCGAACCGTAAAGGGGTTTACAATTTGCCCGCGCTGG